ATCATTTTATATTGCTAGAAGATTTTAGCATATTTTACCTCAAAATAATAGATATTTATCTTTAGATATTGAAAATAAAGACTTTAAAGAACTTGGGTGTATATTATATGTATATTACTTTAAAAATTTTTTATCGTTTTAAATAACATTTTTTAACAAAAAAAAAGAGGGTGACCACTACTGTCCACCCTTAGTCATTTTACTGTCACAGTAATACAGCAGTCCGATGGAGATTGCTGTTGTGATAATTACTATTATCAGATTTTCTGTCAGCATTGTATCCCTTAGCGTTCTGACTACTTCTGCAGGAGGTCCCCCTCCCTTATTTGCTATTTCCAGCATGTTCCGCATGAACTGGTATTCCCGTATTTTCATAAGTGCTATATTTTCGACCAGGAAAAATAAAATAATCCTGATTATATATTTGTTCGCATAATTGATTTTAGTGCTTTTCTGTGCATGCTTGTGCTCCCTTCCGGGGAACAGTTTTTCCCAAAGCGTTTTTCTAGTCATCATCTTTATCACCATCATTTCGAGGAGGGAAGTATCTGTCGATAAGTCTGTCCATTATGGTGGGCATCTTGACAATAGCTATCTCGGACAACGGCTCTATAAGAAATCCGATGCCGAAAATGATGAACATTATGGCGACGTCAAGCTTAAGTATTTTTGGGAACATGACCATGAGAAAAATATAAAGGGCATCCGCCAATGCCCCGTTTAAAAGCCGTACCCAGAACGGCTTGATGTCGATTTTGTTGTTTGCCCGGAATGTGATGTTTCCCAGGAATCCGAGCAGTACGCCGTATGAGATCATAACTACCTCCTTCGCCGTTTCAGTGTCCAATCCGAAAAACATAAAAATAACTCCTTTCTTCTGTCAGTTATAGTGCGGCAGGATTTTCCTTCTTTTCAATGTTAAATATATCCTGCAGTACTACTCTTAAGTCGCACTTCTTTTTAGCCTCTTCCAGTGCTATTGTCAAAGCTTCTTCCCCTATTTCCTCAATAAAGTTCGGGATAAGTGGCCTGTCAATTGATTTCTCTTTTTCCAGCAGTTCTTCCAGCTTGTCCCAAAAACCGTTATAGACTTCCTGGAATTTTTCTATCCCAGCTTTCCCTTTGCTTAATATTTCTGTTCTGTAAATCAGTGTTTTAGCTAACTCCAGTATTTTTCCTGTTATATAGGTTTTTGCCGCTAATCTGTCCATTAAAATCACTCCTTAAAATTATTTTTTTATACAAGTTCGTAGTGAGGTGTATCGTACAGAGTTTTCCAGTCTCCTCCCCACACTATTTCCATTCCCATTTCTTTTGCTACAGCCTTGACATGCTTTGAGATTTCGACAAGTTTTTTATTATCGAACATTTCAGTGTCTGTTGTATATTTTACGTAAATTCCATTCTGGTCATAATAACCGCAAACAGCTATATCTACCGCATGGCCATAACCATCAGCTTTTGCCTGATGATTTGATTTTCTGTTATAGCCGTCCAATTTCGTAACGATTTTACCGGGCTTTGTACGTCCTTGCTGGTATAAGCTATTCTGATATTCAGCAGTTCTCAGCCCCTGTACAATTTTAAAATCATAAGGGCTGTTACTTATTGCCTTTTTCATAAGTTCAATCAGTTTTGGATGTACCCCTTTCATTTTCTCGATACTCGCATCTGACAGCACATATTTTTTCTTTGACTCGGCATCACCTCCTATATTTTCAGTCGTCAAAACAATATTTTCCCCTTCGATTTCAACTCCTGTAATCTTTAAGTTTCTTCCTCCCTCAATAATTTCTGTTCCTATGAGTTCCTCTACATCTCTCATATTTATTCCACCTTTCCTTTCAATATTTCCATTTCTTTTAAATATTTATATAGTTTTGACGGATTAAAACTGTAGCCCTCTCTGTCTTTTAAAGACTTAAGTTTATATGTCAAAGTAAATTGCAAGGCATAATCGATTGCGTTTAAGCAAAATTCAGAACAGAAAAATCTGTCATCATCTTGTACCTTTTTAGCGTAGAAAAACTGTCCTAATATGCCTAGATAGTCATATCCTTTGCCTTGCTTTTCTCCAAAAAATTCGAGTATATCTGCCGAATCGATTCGGCTATCTAGCTCATAGATATCAAAGTTCTTCTTATATTTATATTTTTGTTTACGTACTCCTCCAGGATTTGACAGATATACTTCATTGTTATAGATAAACTCACAGTGTGAGTACTTTCCAAATGTCCAGGTAGAAATTAAAAATCCTACTATGCTTTTTGGTCTATGAAAACTGATATATAACTTGTCTTTTTCAAGCATACTACCTCCTTTTTAATCGTGAGATTAATCGTGCTAAAATCTCACGATTAATCTACATATTTTTGTAAGCTTTTTCGTATCTGTCTTTAGCGTCATATTCTTTAAGCTCTTTATCTGTTAAATTTTCCAGATTATGCGATAGTAATGTCTCTGTAGCCATCGCCTTAGTTGTATGTGCCTGCATTATATTTGCCATTCTCAGCATGTCCTGTAAGGTCAGATTAACATATTTTTCACTGTTATCCTTCGTGTAGAATTTCCAGTTTTCGAATTCAGTTTTTTTCATAGCCTGACACATGACAACAATTCTAGTCAGGTTAGATTGGTCTATACTCCTGTTGTTCTGCAAGTATTTCACGCCTTTTACTTCAAATTCAAACGGAGCTACGTCGTATTCCAGTCTTAGCTCATAGAGTTCCTTTTTAATCTGTTCTATTCGCTTATCCCTGTCAAACACTATTTTCCCATCTTTTATTGTTTCACATTCTTTCAGCTTTACAATTTTTCCATTAACAAAATAGTTGTCAGGGGCTATTTCTACTTCCTGATATTCTATTTCCTCGACCACGTCTCCCACCATTGTCGGAGCTATCATGCTGGCATCTTTATTTGTACTTAACACTAAATGAGTATCTTTGTTATACATGACTTTTAAAGTGTCTTTGTCAAACTTCTTTAATTCTTCATACCAGTCTTTATTATCTTTATCAAAAATACCGTAATATTTAAACCCATCTTCCTCTTCAATTATTTTAACTTCGTTAACTTCAAATTTCATTTTGCCTCCTTATCCTCTACACAAATGGAACATTTACCCAGTTTCCAGCTCTGTACATCTGTAATGCCCTGAACTGTAAATAATCCAGCGTGTAGTTTCTGTCATCGTTAATTCCACCAGTAACAACATAGCCATTACGTTCACGCATTTCATTTCTCTGTACTTCTGCCTGAATATACCCTGCTAATCTAATATTTAAAACTGTATCTGTATCTCTCGCAGTCCATAGTCTGTTTATATGATTTCTTAAATCCGTTCTGTCACTGTCCATCCCGTTCATTCTGTTATCCCTGATTATCATATCGTGTTCGTCCATTAATCTGTTCCAGGCATCTCCATTTCGTTGTGGCGCCTTATAAAAAGCCCCACTACCATTCAGATGATACGCCCCCATATAGTTTCCGTTTTCATCATACATGTAGTGATGACGAGGCGTCCAGAAGTCTGTGTTATTTCCTCTTATCACCCAGTCGGAATTATTTGAATTTCTGTATCCTTTTGAGAACGGTATATATGGACTTAAATCAGGCTTTGGTGCTATTTCTTTAATTTTCGCATATGTTATTATCCCTGCCTTATTTTCTTCTGCTAAATCTGTGTATTTCACTCTGTTTTCCAGTTCATCATTTATTATTTTGTTGTCCTCAACAAAATCTATTCTTTTCGGGTATTCACTTCCTATCCATTGATTAAGGCCCAGTGTTGTTTTTTTCTGTGCTGGCATTTTTTACCTCCTATTCTTTATATTTCTCTCTTTCTTCCCATGTCAGATTTAAATTGTCCCACATGTCCCATGTTTTGTTGTATCTGTCGAACTCGTCCCATGTCATGTAACTGTAAACTATTTTGTAACCCAGATGGGCGGGCTTATTCAGTTCTATGAAATTGATAAAGTTATTTAAGTTGGGCGGAATTCCGTATATGCTTGTAAACTTTATAATAAAGTAATACTCGTTAAATACTTCAGTTACTTCAATCTCCCCATTTGTAAATATTCGGGCCTGTTCTTTTAAGTTATCCGGGGAAAATATCCGTTTTGACAGCAGGCGGAACAGAATTCTCTCCCTTCTGTCCTGCAGGCTCAAACTTAAATCTGTTTCCAGGTTCATGAATTTTTCGTATTTCAGTATCTGCCCCTCATTAAAAAAGTTTAAAAATATAAACTCCCTGTATTTCTCAATATCGTTTTTTATTTTTTGAGCCTCTATTATTAAACTTTTTATCAAGTCAACCTGCAGACTGTTCCTTGCAACTTTGGAAATTACTTTTATTTTACTGTTCATTAATAACAACCCCAGTCACTATTAATATTTCATTGCTGTCTACTGTTATGTTTCTGCTGTCATTATTTATCAGCACCTTACAGTCCTCAACTCCGTTAATGGATAAAACTATTTTTTCAACTCTGTTAATTGACAGTATTTCCTTATTATTCAAAGTATATAGTGCCGAATTATCCTTTATCATCTGCTTTATTTTTGAACTGATTAGATCCGATACAGCATTTAACTTTATTCCCGGACTTAAAATAACGCTTACAGATATTGCTATGTTTTTACCATCAAAACTTGTCACAGTAACATCTGCCCCAATCGGCCTCCCGTCAATCTGTTCTATCCTTCTTTTCACTTTCTGTATCAGCTCGTTATCGGCCAAAGTATTGTTGTAGTTCGAGATTCTGACTCTTACCGTTCCGTTCCCGTTCCACAGCGGTTCAACTAACACTTTACCCACTCCGTCTATTTCCTTTGCCCATTTTTCATAGTCATATATGTTACCGCTATGAGCCGGTTTTAATATCCTTTCTTTCGCTCTCGATATCAGACTGTCATTAGGTTCCTTCTCGTAGCCGTTTGTAAAAGCTTTTTCGTTAGTCACTGTGAATATGTCGGCGTTAGTTATTTCAAAGTTCACTAGCTCTCCTATGGCACAGTTCCCGACCTCTCCTATCTGCAGGCACTCCACTTCTGCAACTGCTTTCCCGTTAAAAGCTATAGTCGTATCATAGAGCAGTTTATATTTTGTGCTGTCCGTTTTCAGTACTATCGCTCCTGCAGATATCGTAGTGTCAGCTTTCCCGGTTATCGTTATTTCTCCTCTTGCCTTAGTTCCTTGCTTTCTCGTTACCCCAAAGAGCATTGCATGATAATCTATAAATTCGTCTTCTGTCGCTGTATCAATGAAAGTCTGATTGACCCAGTATTCCAGTGACTTATATATGCTCTCCGCTTCTATTCCGTAAGCACTCGCTATGTCGAAATTAAAAGACCCTTCTATTTTCGAAAAATTATTTTCCAGGTTGGCTAAAAAAGTATTTCTGGCTTCTATTTTATTCAATGTAGTTCACCTCGCTCTCTCCATAGACAGTAGATATGTTAAAAGATACTTCCAGGTGATTGTCATCGCTGTCGTAGCTCAAATCAAAATTATAGCAGTCCAGAATATATGGGTTGACCAGCAGGCAATCTTTGATTTCTGAGATAATCAGGGCATTTTTCACGCTTTCCTGATAAATTGTACCGATATGTTCATCCAAGTTATTTCCATAACTGTCGGAGTGTATGCCGTAAAAATTTCTTCTTGTTTTAAGTGCCTTGAATATCCATACCTTGAGTGCTTCATTCCCATTTAATTCAACAAGTCTATCCCCGTTTTTCAAAGGTTCCAGCGTATCAAAATTAATTGCATATTCTTTAAACGGAGGTAATTCCTTTTTTTCTTTTTTTTC